GATAGCAGTATCCCGAGCAGTAGTTTCGAGTGATCCAAGAGATTCCCAGAAGTCTACTGTCTGAATCTCTCCATTACCTACATAGTGTTGACCGTAGGTAGAGTTGATGTAGCTCATCACTTCATCGATGATCTCATCCTCCATGTATTTATACATCCGAGACTCATCAATTAGATTATTTACCTTACCAGCGTCTGTCATTTGCTCTTCCATTCTCTCAAAAGCCATAGTTAATGCATTCCTATGTTTCACCGTGCTTCAGCCTCACACAAATCATTGATATACTGTTGGTTTTGCTTAGCTAAAGCCAATAATTCTTTATCCATTGTAACGAAGTTAAAGTCAACTTCTTCTTCGAACTTACCGTTGATTAGACCAGTTGGTGAGCTGTCAAAACTGATACCATTGAGTCCAGCCCAGACAGCTGCAGATGAGTCCCATGTGTTGATACAAAATTCTCCACATAGCTCAATCTCGTTTGGCCCATCAACCATTCCTAGGAAGTGAATCTTCTTGTTGTTAAGGTAAGCAAGTTTAAGAATTCCTCGACGCTCGAGTTCTTTCATCATATGGAATCGGCTAACATATCGCTGCAGTTTGTTATCCTTTTCAACACCATATGCATTAGGAACGCCAAGAATCGACACACCGATGTAATCAACGAGCGGTGAACATGCAGCCCATGCAAACGTAGCAATGTAGTCTTCAAGATCCCCAATCTCTGATTGAGGAACAAAGAACGTACCAAATCCATTGTCCTTGAATTGTGGTGCCAGCTGTTGGGCAGCCTTAATCGTCTTTGAGCCTGGCTCGTTAGGATAGTCTGACATCACTACATAATCCGCACAAACTCTCTTCCCCATATCAATCAGCTTATCGGAAGGATACATATCTCGACCCTGCTTATACATTTCGAAAGCAGAGTTATCAAGAATGTGTACGTTTTTAGAAGGCTTCCAGTTATAGTACTGGACATACTTTTCATCTTCTTCAACAAGATGAGCTAGTAGTAAGTGATGTGTTTGTTGGCCGCAGAGATCTCTTAGATGTGGCGTAGGTGCAATGTGACAAAAGTCAACCATAATAAAACCTCATAATGTAAAAGTAATGTGATTCCCTATTCGTATTCAGCGTAGCTTCCGTTTTCATTATCTTCAGAAACGGAGATCTTAAACTTACGTCCAGGATATTTATCTTTAATTAGAACTGCGAGATCATCAGACATCATCTCACACGAACGATAGTCAAGTTTGAGTGTTTCCGTCTGATACAAAGACTCAAGCCAACGCTTCATCTGAATGAATTCGACATCCCGATTGTCATGCTTAACTTCGAGATCTACTCGGAAGTGAAAGATATGACGGTGATCATATCCTAGAAACTTAACATCCTCGAGCTCTGGATTAGTCAGAGCCTCGGGATAACGATGAATGCCTTCTTTCTGGAAGGTAACCCAAATGTACTTAACAGTACTGTTGCTGCTTTGCATATTTTGCCTCTTGTTGTTGTTTAGACTGTGTCGATTTAAGTAAAGAGATCGTACTATAAAGCTCTTGTGGTGTCAACAATCTAATTTCTGTGATACCTGTATTGTCGTAATATTCATTACGTGACTCACACTGTAAGTAATCTTCCAACCATACCTTATGTGTTGCTGGCGGAAACCTTTCTTGTTGTAGGTATTTTTCAACCTGTTCAGCTTCTTCCCGCGACTTGAAAACTTGACTATACTTTACAGTAATGATCCAATCATCGTACTTTTTGGTATAACCATCGTTTACAGATGGGTCAAATCTTTTCAAAACGTCCATATGATGGGTTATACCCGACTTCGTTATAATCTTACCATCATTGGGTTTCTTATACTTCTTGTTAACAAGAACTATTATGTATAGCTTATACCACATCATATATTATCTTTTATACGTTAATCTGTTTTAAGTCAAGCAGCGAGCACTAGTGTGCCCGCCTTGCCACGATGTCCAAAAGCCTCGCGCCAGTCCATCTTAGAAAACGTCACACAAGCATACTTGGAACGTTCACGGGGCTTGCGAGCATTAGATACTGGCTTAATAACAAGCAGTCGATCAACCTTATCAGACTGAGCGTACTTATCAAACAACTCAGGATCAGTAAAATTGGAACCGAGCTTCTTCATTTCGGTAGTTGTTGAGTCTACAACGACATCATAGCCAGCCTGATTATCAATACCAAAGACTGAACCACGATCATAGAAGCACATAAAGAACTCACCTGGTCCAACCTGAACGTTACCAGGCTTGTAGTTCATCAGTGTAAACTCAGTAATATAATACAGAGGATGTTCAGTAATACTACTGTCAATAAGATCAGCAACATTATTGAGCTTGCCATTGTCGTTTACATTAGTAATTTCATGATCTTCGACCATGTCAAAGTATTCAATTACATCCTGTGTTTCGAGACTATGTTCATGGCCGGCGCCACAAAAGATTCCAGTTAGCTCGCGAACGAACCAGACATAGTCTTGTGAGTTCTTAGGATTGCTGAGCCCTTCACGTGTCTGTAGAAACTGATCTACACGCTCATAAATTTCTGAGTAGTTAATCATTATTAGTACTCCATATACTGTTCAAATTCATAGCGAGCAGCATCCAGCTCCCAATCGCGCTGATCTGCCTCGATTTCGAGGTCAGTAGCATACCTCCGAACATCGTAGGCGCCATTGTGGCCCCAGATAGAATATGATTCAGGATAGTCCTGACGAGCGACCCATTGCTCACATGAGCGGCGGCTATACGATGCAAACGGCACCGAATATTGGGCAATAGCCTTAGGTTCGAAATCTTCAGCCCAGATCTTCATAACAAACAACCTTTCCTTCTGACTACTCTATCAATATAGGACAGCCAGAAGAAAAGGTCAACACTTTTTATCAAAAAGATTATGAGAGAGGCTCGATGCGATCAAACTTAGACGTCACAGCAATCGCATTCCATGGATGCAGCGACTCTTCATGTGATACAGAGATACAGAAGTCAAAGATCCTTCCATCATCATACCACTCGTCAAGAGCTTCATACATCAGGCGACACACATCTTCAGAGAAGAATAGATTAGAACCATTGAGCTCTGCAAACGCCTGTTCGTCTCGACGCTTAACGACAATCTGAACCTCAGTAGGAATCTGCTTACGACACAGCTCTACTACATCTTCAATCCATACAACGTTCTCAGGACTAAACTCAATCTTAACCTTCATAATAGAACGCTGCGAGTGAGCATTAGCAGCTGCATTGCGCTTCTCAGTAGCATCATGTGCTAGCTCAAATGAACATGGACATGTTGACGAATACACATAGTCTACGGTTAGATAGAACTTGTATTCACCATCACGATACTGACCTTCAATCTCGGTCTTGTATGCAATATGACCACGCAGCTTTTCATCACTATTATCACGCTTCGAACGAAGAGCGTCTTGATGCCAAGGATACTTGAACCGTAGCTTACAGTATGCGTTCTTAGAACCCTGCTTATCAGCTAGCTCCTTAAGTGCATCCTTGATACCATCAATCGTAAGATGATCCTTAATCTTCTCATGCATCAATAGATATAGGCGAGATAGGTTTAGACCCTTTGCATTAACATCATCGAGCGAGCAATACAAAGATGCTTCTGACTGAAGAATCTGTGTGCCACCATCTCGACGCTTAACGACAATGGGAAGATCCACAGGTGCAATGCCAACCTTACGAATAGGAACACGTGAACCAACTAGAACAGGTTCTACCTGTGGATCTGGCAGATCGTCAGTATAGAACTCTTCATCATACTCGAAGTTAAGATCAGGCATCTTGCTTGAGTAGTCATTATATCCAATAGTTTTACCTTGTTTACGCATTACGATTCCTTATATTATTCACAACAATAATCTAGCTTACACCATCTCTTCATAAATGCCAACACCTTCTGCAACCATTAATCCGATCGCAAGAAGGGTCACAGACCCAAAGAGGCCGCACATACATGCCACGATACGAATGGAGCTTTTAACGAAAGAGATATCACGATGCTTCTTTGGGTCTGGATGTTTCATAGCTATTCCTTATGCAAATAGATCTTCATTGTCTTCACGATGACCTTCACGATAGGCCATATTAGATTGCGTCTCGCGCACCTCTACGCGATAGCACCACAAGCGTTCTGCTTCTGACTTACCCCACATATCGGGAATGTAAACGCCGTTGACATACTTATAGAGCATGTCCGATAGACCTTCACATCCAACTTTAGGTAGGATGGTCAGTTTAGCGAGCTTCTTTTCTTCAAGCAGCTTGAACGTTTCAAACTCAGGATCATCTTCCGATACAAGGAGAGTATGATCAAATAGATTTTCAAGGAAGCCCTTCAGTTCCCTCAGACCGCCATAGTCGGCCGCCCAGTTACGAACATCAAGATCGTCCGTTCCAAAGAAGAACTTCATGGTAAATGAATAGCCATGAATTAGGTTACAGTGTGAGTCTGCTCGCCACTGCCTATAGGCACATGGGAAAGCATCATGGTATTCTTTTGTAGATGTATATTTGTACGTACGCATTAGTTTATCCTCTATTTACAATAGAGCGCAGAATTTGTATAGCGGGTTGAGCTGTTAGACCGCTTCCCAAGGAAAGATGACCCAACGATCATCTGCATCACGATTGATAGTTCGGTGATAATAATTTACCTTGATAGGTTGAGCAATGTTATAATACATAGTAGCAATTCGAATATTTTCCAACGGGACTTTTTTACCACCGAGGGCTCCTTGCCACGCCGACATAAGTTCAATTAACGTCTGGCCACCATCGACCATATCATCAACCAAAATAATTTTGTGGCCTGAAAGGATATCTCTAGGCAGATATGACGGGAAGTCATTACCAAACGGACTTTCGTCTCGTGTGTTCCACTGAACCATCATAATTGGCTTTTTCAATCTATGAGATAGATACACACCGGGAACACACCCGCCACGAGCAATCCCTACGAGATAATCAGCTTCATAATCATCTTCTTCAATTTGCCGGGCAATACTCTTGATGCCCTCTTCAAACTCTGGATATGTATAATCAATCACATTCATCTCAAACTCCGATTGTATTTCCCCACAAGTAGCAATGAACACGTGCAGATACGTTGAAACCTCTTTTAATTGCTAGATCTGCTACACGTCCAGCTGACTCTTGTTGATCTTCTTCAGTGGCACCCACTGGCATGATCCATACAGGATAACGGACACCAGCTTCTCTCATCTTAGCAACGACATCATCGACTTCGTCCCATTGCTCTGGTCTATCACCAACAACAAACTTAAGCTGTCCTCTACCCTTCGATAGCCAATCGTAAACTGTAACCATTTCGGGCCGAATAGCCTTTTCTGGCTTCTCTC